TTATCAAGCATTATCAAATAAAACTTCTACAGGTCAACCTACACAATATTTTGTACAAAGGTTTATTGATAAAATAACAGTTACTTTATATTTAACACCAGGAAGTGATCAAGCAGGTAAGTTTTTAAATTATTATTATGTAAAAAGAATTCAAGATGCAGGAGACTATACTAATGATGCAGATGTTCCATATAGATTTGTACCTTGTATGACTGCAGGACTTGCATATTACTTAGCAGTAAAATATGCACCTGAAAAAGTTCAAATGTTAAAAATGTTATATGAGGATGAATTAAACAGAGCATTAACTGAAGATGGATCTTCATCTAGTTCTTTTATTACTCCTAAAACTTATTATCCAGGAGTCTAATGGCAAAATTATCTAGAGGAAAATATGCGCAGGCAATATCTGATAGATCAGGTTTAGCATTTCCATATAAAGAAATGGTAACAGAATGGAATGGTAGTTTTGTTCACAACTCAGAATTTGAACCAAAGCAACCACAAATTCAACCAACAAGATTTACAGGTGACCCTCAAGGTTTAATGAATTCAAGACCTGCAAGAGTTGAACCTGCAACAGAAAATTTATTACCGGGAAATCCTTTAAGTTTAACTTCAGGTTCTTCTATTGTAACTGTTACAGAACCTGCTCATAAAAGATCAACAAACGATACTGTTGTTTTTAGAAATGTAGATGGAAGCCCAGGAGGCCTGGTGTATTCTTTATTTGAAAATAGTTCAGGATTTAGTATAACAATTATTGATACAAATAGTTATAGTTTTAATTGTGGAAGTAATGCAACTGTAACGGAAAATTCAGGAGGAATGTTTGTAACTGCAGGACCAGTTACTCTAACACCATAATGGCATATACATTAGCAAATTTACAAGATGATATTAGAAATTATACTGAAGTTGATAGTAATGTTTTAACTACAGGTATTTTAAATACTATAATTAAAAATTCTGAAAATAGAATTTATAGAGATGCAGATTCTGATGATAATAGATTTTATGCTACTTCAAATTTAGCAGCTGGAAGTCGATATGTTACAATACCATCTGATTTAAGATTTATCAGATATGTTCAACTAACAGATTCTAATAATAAACAAACTTTTTTAGAAAAAAGAGATACAAGTTTTATGGCTGAGTATTATAATACACCAAACACAGCTTCTGGATTACCTAAATATTATGGTAATTGGGATGCTAATTATTGGGTAGTAGCCCCTACTCCAAATAGCACTAATTTAATAACTTTAGCTTATACAAAACAACCAGATTCAATAACAGCTTCACCAGGAAGTACTCAAGGAACTTACACAAGTAATAAATATCAAGATTTACTTTTGTACGCTTGTCTGGTAGAAGCATATGGATACTTGAAAGGTCCCGCAGATATGTTACAATACTACGAAGGATCTTTTAAAAGAGCTTTACAATCGTACGCGATCGAACAACAAGGTCGAAGACGCCGGGATGAATGGGAAGATGGAACCATTCGTACTCCTTTAAAATCTGAATCACCATCAAAATACTAAGGAGATAAAAAATGGCAAATATAGTACCTGACTCTTTTAAAACAAACCTACTTGGTGGTACGTTTGATTTTGATTCATCTGGTGGATCAACTTTCAAATTAGCACTTTATACAACACAAGCTGGTTTTAGTACTTCAACAACTGCTTATACGACTTCCAATGAAGTTTCTTCATCTGGTACGAATTATACTGCAGGTGGAAATACTTTAACTAACAATGGTGTTGCTATAGCAAGTAATGTTGCATTCGTTGACTTTGCAGATTCTACTTTTAGTTCTGTAACGTTATCAGCAACAGGGGCATTGATTTATAAAGGTTCAAGTAATGAAGCTGTATTAGTATTAGACTTTGGCGGAACAAAAACTGCAACTAACGGTGATTTCGTTGTTCAGTTTCCAACTGCAAATTCTTCTAATGCAATCATTAGACTTGGCGACGCGTAATAATTAAAAGGAAATAGTAATGGCATTTGTACTCAACGACAGAGTTAAGGAAACATCTACTACGACAGGGACTGGTACGTTCAGTTTAGCCGGAGCAGAAATTGGTTTCGAAAGCTTTGTATCTGGAATAGGAACTACTAATAGTACATTCTATGCAATTTCAAACGATGGAAAAAATGAGTTTGAAGTTGGTATTGGAACTGTAACAGATGCATCGCCAGATACTCTTTCAAGAACTACAATTATTTCGTCAACAAATTCTGATAACGCAGTAAACTTTACATCAGGAACTAAAACTGTATTTTGTACATATCCCGCAAAACGTGCGCCGTCTGCAAGTATGACAGCCACAACTTATGTAACAACACACTCGTCAACAATCTCGGATGTTCAAACAATGGACTCAGGAGTTTTAGCAGGACCGGTAACGGTTTCAGGTAATGTTACAGTAACAGGAACATTGGTAATAATATAATGAGTCAAATAGAAGTAGATAAAGTAATACCGCAGTCAGGAACTAATTTACAAATTGGTGAAGCTGGTGATACTATTAATTTAACTACTGCAACTGTAAATTTACCGACTGGTGTTGGTGGAACAGCATGGCAAGCAGTTAAAACCTCTAGTTTTACTGCAGCGGCAGGTGAAGGATATTTTGTAAATACAACAGGTGGAGTTATTACAGCAACTTTACCAGCGTCTGCAACCATTGGAAACGAAGTTTCAATAATAGATTATGCTGGAACAGCAGATACAAATAATATAACAATAGGAAGAAATGGACATAACATTCAAGGTGCAGCATCAGATATGACAGTGTCAACTGAAAGAGCCGCTTTTACATTAGTTTATGTTGATTCAACTCAAGGGTGGTTATTAAGAGAAAAATAATATGGCTAATTATAAAGATTTAAAATATGTATTTCCTGCAAGTTCAATTGCATCTGGAACTATATCAAATTCTCGTTTAAGTATAACAGAATTTGACGATAATAAAATTGTCAATGATATTTCTACTTTAGGATTAAGAGTACACACTCAAGAAAATCTTAATGCAAGTAATTCTAACTCTGCGTCTTTTGATGTATTCCAAGATAGCTCGGCTATTTCTAATTTAACTAATTGTGCTAGAAATGCTAGTGAATTTATCTCATCAATACAGGATGGTATAGGAACTGTCACAAATGGTTCAACTACATTTACAGATGGCTCAGATGAAAACCATACTATTACATCATCAAATTCACAATGGAGTACAGCAAATGGTGGTGCATTGGGTGGTGGTGCTGGAATTTATAATTATGTTGGCAGTAATAATGGATATTTAAACATTGCAAACACTAATTCATTTATTCATCAATTAGGTTCAAGTGATTTTACAATAGAATTTTTTCAATATGAAACAGCAAGTAGTTCTCATAGAGGAGTTTTAGGTTATTCTGACGGTGGTATTCAACAATGGCAAATTGCAACTAATCCTACTATTTCATTAAAATGGTGGGCAAGTAATGATGGTTCTAATTGGAATATGGGTCAGAATGCTGGTGTAACAGATAACGATGTTAGTGGTCCAGGAAATAGTGCTTGGTCACATTGTGCAGTTGTTAGAAGTGGAGACAATTTTTATGGATATAACCATGGTTCAAGACGAGCTAGTTGGACAGGAAGTGGTGCGTTAAATGATGAAAATTCTGATTTTAGAGTTGGCTCAACTGGTAATGTTTCTAATGCTCATCATGGTTATATAGACCAACTTAGAATTTCTAATACTGCTAGATATACTAACTCAACTTATACAATACCATCTGGTTCAAATGGCTACACAAAAGATAGTAATACTAAATTAATTATTGGTTCTAAATTTCCAACTTTAGTGACATCTGCAACTGGCTCATTTACTGGAAATAATATTACAGCGTCATCAACGAACAAGATGGGTGCAGTAATTACTTACCAAGATAATGCAGGTACTAACGCATTAAATACAGATATAGTTTTACAATTATCAGCAGATGGAGGAAGCAATTTTAGCACAGCTACAATGACAGCTTTACCAGATTTTGCTACTGGTATTAAGATGGCGAAAGTGAATGACTTGAGTGTGACAGCGGGAACAAGTTTAAAATATAAAATATCTTTTGCTAATCAAGCTAGTGGTTCAAAAGAAGCAAGAATTAGAGGAGTGTCTTTACAATATTAATATGAGTGAAGTAAAAGTAAATAAAATAAGTCCAAGGTCCGGGACCGGTGTACAGCTAGGAGATAGTGGAGATACTATAACTGTACCTAGTGGTGCAACACTAACTGGTACACAGAACATTGCAAACACTGCTCTTATAGGTTCAGGACAAATTACAATCAATGGTACTGCGGTAGCATTAGGTGGATCTATTACTTTAGTTACAGAAACAAGACCAACAGTAACAGGTATCAGTCCTTCAGCGATTGAAAATACTCAAACATCTGTTGTTATTACAGGAACTAATTTTGTATCTGTTCCATTAGTTACAGCAATCAACTCAACTACCGGTGCACAATTTGTAGCGGATGAAGTTACATTTACTTCAGCTACAAGTATTACAGCAAAATTTACTATTTCAGTTGATGCAAGTTACAAATTATATGTAGAGAATCCAGATGGTAACGCAGTTCAAACTGGAGCTATACTAACAGTATCAGATGCACCCGCTTGGCAAACTGCAGCAGGTACACTAGGAACATTTTCAGGAGCAACAAGTATTGGAACAATAACTTTAACAGCAACAAATTCTACAGGGATGGCTGTACAATCAGGATCGTTACCTGGTGGAATTACATTGAATAGTGGATCAGGATCTAGTACACTAACAGGTACTGAATCAGGCGCTTCTGCTGACACAACTTTTAACTTTACAATTAGAGCAACAGATGCTGAAGGTCAAACAGCAGATAGAGCATTTAGTTTAACATTTACATTTGGAGCTAACAACTCTATGAGTTTCAACTAGGATATTATTATGGCAAACAGTTACTTATCACATACAACTTCAACACCTACTAATAGTGATAAAGCTACACTTTCATTTTGGTTAAAAAGATCATTACTATCTTCTGGAAGAGGTGTATTTGCAGAAGATACGAATGGTACTAATAAATTTGCTTTTATTTTAGGTTCAAATGATACAATAAGTATTTTTCAAGAAACTGCCGGTACTGTTGATATTAACCTAGTAACTAATAGAAAATTTAGAGATACTTCAGCTTGGTATCATATTGTTGTAGCCTATGATAGTTCACAAGGATCAGCAAGTGATAGAGTAAAGCTGTATGTAAATGGTTCTCAAGAAACATCATTTAGCACATCAACTTATCCATCTTCAAATGTAGATTTTAGATTTAATAAAAGTGGTATTGCACAAGAAATAGGTAGGTATGAGGGTGGTAATTATTTTGATGGTTATTTAACCCATGTTTCATTTGTAGATGGTCAAGCATTAGCTCCTACTGTATTCGGTCAAACAGATTCTACATCAGGTATCTGGAAATTTAAATCACCATCTGGTGTTACTTGGGGTACAAATGGTTTTCATTTAAAATTTGAAAGCTCTGGTAACTTAGGTTTAGATAGTTCAGGTAACTCAAACACATTCACAGTTAATGGTAATGGAAGACAAGCACTTGATACACCATCAAATGTTTATGCTACTGCTAACCCTTTACATTTTAATGCAACAATTCCATCTGCTGGAACTTTATCAAATGGTAATTTAACATTCACAAGCTCACAAGGTGGTAGTGCTTATCCAGCTATGTATTCAACTATGGCAGTTTCACAAGGTAAATGGTATGCAGAGTTTAAAGTTACAACATCAAATTCTGCCATAATAGGAATTGGAAGTGGTATACCATCTGGTGGATTTTTTGGTGGTGGTGTTTATGATTATGCTTATTATTATGATGGAACTTTTTATAATAATGGTGGTAACACAGGCTCACAATCTTCATATACAGATGGAGATATAATTTCTGTTGCTATGGATTTAGATAATAATAAAGTTTATGTGGCAAAAAATAATACTTGGCAACACTCTGGCAATCCATCTGCAAGTTCTGGGGGTTATACAATAACTGCACCATCTTCAACAAATACAGGGGTTTATCATATTGCATATGGAGATTCAGGTGGTGGCACTCCAACAATTCAAGGAAACTTCGGCAATGGCTACTTCGGAACTACAGCTATATCTTCTGCAGGTTCAAATGGTAATGGATCTTTATTTGAATATGATGTACCATCAGGATATTACGCATTAAACACTAAAAACATTAACACTTACGGATAAAAATTATGGCCTACTCGACAATTACAAAACCTTCTGATTATTTTAATACTAAACTTTGGACAGGTAATGGTGGAACACAATCTATAACAGGTATTGGTCATACACCAGATTTTGTATGGATAAAGAAACGAACTGATGCTGATGGTGCAAGAATATTTGATACTGTTAGAGGTGCAACAAAAGCTATTTTTACCAATTCTAATGCAGAAGAAACTACTGTTACAAGTGAGTTAAGTGCATTTGGTTCTGATGGTTATACATTGGGTGCATCTGATGCTGTTAATGGAAATTCAAAAAATTATGTGGGTTGGAATTTGAAAGCAAATGGTACTGGTTCAGCAAATACAGATGGTTCTATAAATTCAACAGCAACTTCTGCAAATACTACAGCAGGCTTTTCAATAGTTAAATATACAGGCACAGGTGCTAATGCAACAGTTGGTCATGGATTAGGAGTTGCTCCATCTATGATTTTATTTAAAAATTTAATATCTTCAGGTGGAAGTGCAGAACATTGGGTTGTTTATCATAAAGATGTAGGAGCTACTAAAGGACTATATTTAAATTTAACTAATGCACAAGATACTAGTAGTGCATTTTTTAATAATACTACACCTACAAATAGTGTGTTTTCTCTTGGTAATGCAGATAAAACAAATAAAAGTGGGGAAGCACAGATAGCTTACTGCTTCGCAGAGAAAACTGGTTATAGCAAGTTTGGTTCATACACAGGTAATGGAAATGCAGACGGCAGTTTTATTTACTGCGGATTTAAACCTGCTTTTGTATTAGTAAAATGCTCTTCAGGTACAGACAGATGGTTTATTTCAGATAATAAAAGAGACCCAGATAATATTGTCCAAGCAACTCTATCTCCAAATGATTCTGCAGCAGAATATGCAACTCAAGATTGGGGAGATTTTTTATCTAATGGCTTTAAATTAAGAAGAACTGGGGATGTTTATAATGGTAGTGGAAGAACATACATCTTTATGGCATTTGCAGAAAATCCTCTAGTAGCTAATTCAGGAACAAATGGAGTACCAGCGACAGCGAGATAATTATGAGTAGTATATTAAAAGTAGATACGATACAGGACCAAAACGGTAATCTGATCATCAGTAAAGATTCTGGTGGTGGAGGATTCCTTAGTCCTTATGCATCATCATCTGCTGCAATAACTTATACTGTAACAGTTGCATCAAAAACTGCAGCTCACCCTTATAATGGTGTAGGTAGTTCTAATGGTTATTTTATCAATGGTATCGAATCACCTATTATTGAGATCAAAGGTAATGACACATCAAAACCTTATCATTATAAATTTGATCAATCAGATGCATCTAACTCTGGACATCCTTTATTATTTTATAACAACGCAAGTAAGACTACAGCATTTACAACAGGTGTAACAACTAACGGTACACCAGGACAAGCTGGTGCTTACACAATGATTGCTGTTGATAGCGATACACCAAATATTTTATACTACCAATGTTCATCACATGCGAACATGGGTAACCATACTTTCTTAACTTCACCTACAGTCAATACAGGTTTCTTTTTAAAACTTCCAACAACAGATGGAACAGCTGATCAAGTATTAAAAACTAATGGATCAGGTACATTGTCTTTTGGATCAAGTGTAACTTTTCCAACTATCTCATCTATTAATCCAAGTGTAATAGAAAATACGCAAACAGCTGTGACTATTACAGGAACTAACTTTCAATCAATACCTACAGTTGATGCAATTAATGCTTCAACAGGTGCTATTGTAACTGCTGATAGTGTTGCATTTACTAGTGCTACAACAATTGTTGCAACGTTTACAATATCTGTAGATGGTACTTATTATTTAAGAGCAGAGAACAATGATGGTTTAGCTGTAAGATCAACTAATGCATTATTAACTGTATCTGATGCACCTGCATGGACAACTGCTGCAGGAAGTTTAGGAACAGTTGCAAATGGTGGGACTATAAATTTTACAGTAGCAGCTACCAATGCTACAACTTTTGGAGTACAATCTGGATCACTTCCAGGTGGTGCAAGTTTAAATACAAGCACCGGAGTAATATCTGGAACTGAATCAGGGTCAACGCAAACTACTACTTATACATTTACGATAACAGCAACGGATGCAGAGGCCCAAACGGCTGACAGACAGTTTACAATTACGATATCTCACGGGGCAACAGGAGGAGGACAATTTAACTAATGGCTAATACATACGCAACATTTACAAATAATACAGTACCAAGCACATCAAAATTTACTTGGTCTGCTTGGGTAAAAAGAGCAAAACTTGGAACTCAACAAGCTTTGTTTTCAGGTGCGCAAAGTAGTACTACAGGTCAAATGATTTATTTTAATGGTGCAGCTGACCAATTAGGTTTTTATGGTATAGCAAGTAGTACTGTAAGAGTAGATAAATACACAACTATGAAATTTAGAGATGTTAATGCTTGGTATCATATTGTTGTAGCTTATGACAGCACACTTTCAACAGCATCAGATAGAGTAAAATTTTATGTTAATGGAGAATTACAACAATTAAATGGAACTGATGTTCAAGTACAAGGTTGGGAACCTTACTATATGTTGACATATCCTACAGATATTGGCAGAGATGCAATGGGTACTAGTTCATATTTTGATGGAGAAATGAGTCATATGAATTTTGTAATTGGAACTGTTTATGACGCATCAGCATTTGGTGAAACAGACAGTACAACTGGAGAATGGAAAATTAAAACTTCTCCTAGTGTAACTTATAGTTCAGATGGTTTCTTTATTTTAAAAGATGGTAACTCAGTTACAGACCAATCTGGTAATGGTAATAACTTTACAGTTGGTGGTG